TAGTAATACTAATCCTGTTGTACCGTCCATAATGTTCTCCTAATTATTTACTTATCCAATAATGGATTTTTGTCCTTTGCCTTTCCTATTGCTAGTGCAAAGACTTCTATGTATTTATAGCACTTTGCCCAAAGAGCATCGTCCTTTGGTGTGTCGGTCATCATGACAATGACTGAACATATAGATATAATTGCTGGTATCGCTGACATAAATGCCCAGATACTACTAATAAAGTCCCACATAAGTTTCTCCTATTAAAGTTTAACAGAAGTATTTATCTATTTAGAACCACCAATAGAGTATTTAGTTGTCAATTTCCAGTTAGTTTTCTCTTTGTAAGGTATGATTTTGATTTGAGAAAGGGGTGCATTTGGTTCTTCTATCTTAGAAGGGTCAACCAAAGTTACAAGTTTCCATTGTGCTAGAAGCTTGCAGATAGTATTTCTTCTACCGATATCTGACTCATCTATGTTAGTTGGTTTACCATCGAGTTTGAATAACTCTTTGAAGTGAGTGATGTAATACTTACCACGTTTGTGTAGTATGTGACATGACTGGAATAGTTCTTGGTCTCTTCTTGATGCAACACCTATGCGTGAAAGTGTTTCCCTAATCTTTAGGAAATCATCTTTTTCGGGAAAGGTTACTTCGACTAATTCTGAAACTATTTTTTCTTGTGCATCATCCATTGTTATTACCACCAGTATTCATTCTGTTCTTCAACTCACGTAGTTCTTTATCAGATAAGAGAACGTATAATTCTTTAGCTTCTCTTGTTGACATCTGATAATATTCTTTTACGACATCGAGTTTTTTACTAACATATGGTTTAGACCATTTAGAAAATCTCTGTCGTTTTCGTAAAGTATTTAGGAAAAATACATACTGAAGACGGTTATCTAGACCGTGGCGACAATTCATTTCGTTAGTAAAGAAAACAGAATCTTGGTGGTAAGACAAAGATTTGTTAATTAGAAATGGCTGATATGCTTTCTCTTCGATATCATCAACCATGATATCAGTTTTATCGGAAGAGACCGACTTAACAAAATCGAAAGGATTTCGTTTCTGCATTTACTTTCCTGTATTCTGTCCGAAAGCTGAGAGGAGTGCATCACCTTTAAGAGGTTCACCAAAGAATACAGTTTCACCTGTCTCTCTAATCTCTCTCATAACAACACCGTTGTTGTATTCAATGTCCAATACTGAACCATCGTTACCCCTAGTATCGTACCAGCAGGAAGTTAGTGCATGTGCATGAAGTGACTTAACACCTTTTGCCCATTCTTCTGCAAGGAGTAATCTCCTTTGTCTATCTACTACATCATCATATTCACTCATTTGAATTTACATTCTCCCATGATTTCAGTTAGACAAGCAACAAAGTTTATCTCTGAATCCATTGCAAATGCAGACTTGTATTGATAGTCTGCAATTATTAACACGGCAGCTGGAATTGATTGGGGTTCCAATTTCTGTTCCAGTGCATTAAAAACTTTTCTGAATAATGAATTGAAATCATTATCAGAGTTTGAACCAACCCACTTTCTCATGGCAGACCAATTCTTTTCTTTGATATTATTTATCAATGGAGTTAGTTTCTCTTCGGATAGGGTTGATATCAATCCACTATCTATAACTCCACTTACACCATAACGTTGAATCTCATTTAGACATCTTCGAAAGTCGGGGAAGAACTTCATAATAAGTTCTGCAAGGACACGTTCATCTGCCTGAATGTTTTCTATCTCACAAATGTTTTTACATCTAAGTAACATCTGCTGTGCAAGTTTAGGTTTTTGTGATGGTGTAATACCAAAATCTATAACCGTAGTTCTAGAATGCAATGGTGGAATAATTCTATTCTTGTAATTACATGTAAAGATAAATCTACAGTTGGACGAGAACTCTTCTATGAAGTTTCTCAAAGCTGGTTGAACTGAGTCTGCAGATATGTAATCTGCTTCGTCTAAGATAACAACTTTTGCACCACCCGATAATGAAACCGAGGATGCAAAGTTCTTAATCTTTGTTCTGAGTGTGTCAATCAATCGTCCTTCATCGGAACCATTGATTACTATAAAGTCTGCATTGAGTTCATTACACAATGCTTTTGCAACTGTCGTCTTACCAACACCTGCTGACCCACACAATAATAGGTTAGGTATCTCTCCGTTCTTTACGAACTCCTTAAAGGTTTCTTTAAGTTCCTTCGGAAGTATAGTGTCATCAATAGTTTGAGGACGATACTTTTCTACATAGAGAAATTCATTCATAGGAGCAAACCCCCCACCGAGTTTGCAGTGCAGTCCACCCAATGATGAGTGAGGACTACTCCCGCGTATATTGCAGAGACTGGCACAATATTCACACTATTATTATATAGGTTAGGCATTGTATTTGCTGTCAGGCTCCAGTGCAATAAAGTACTCTAAGTCTACATCTGCATTATTGAAATGAGATATACCTTTTGATGATACTTGAACATCATAGTTACCGTCTAGAATTTTAAGATTCTCCATCTTGAAATTCATGTCATAAGTAGTTCCATCACCTTCACCTACAATTCTTGAGAATGTATTTGAAGTAGGACTCTTCTTATCTGTAACAACTAATGTTACGTTAGTTCCATCTGATTTGAGAATCAAATCGTTAACACCTAGGACAGCTGCAGCTTTCTTAAGGTCAGTCAATAGTGTTGACGTTACTTTGAATTCAATCTCTGCATCTGGCATAGTTATCATCTTGTCGGGTGCAGTCACCATACCTTCCGCTGCATAGAAATACGCAAGAGAAGAATTGTTATCTGCCACAGACAATGAAGAATCATTGAATTGGAAGTCGGGGTCATCCATTAAAGATGTCGCACCTAAGAATTCTGGCAGGTTGTAGATACTGAAGTCTTGAGGGAAATCCTCAGCCACAGTTGCTACTGCAAGAATGTTTTTCATATTGGAAATAGTTTCCAGTTTGTTGCCTGTTTTGACTCGAATGCCCGAGTTGATTGTTGAGAAGTTCTTTAGAACATCTTTTGTATCATTACTAATTTTCATCACTAGTTAGTCTCCTTATAATTATCGTGATTGTACAAAGCAAGGAATCCATAATGAATTACCTTGAGAAGGTCAGCACGATTATAACCACCCTTCTTGCCATATCGTTGTGCATATTTCATCACGTTCCCGATACAGAATCCTTCACCGTGACCACCATCCATGATAAACTCAGTTGCCTGAAACTTATCTTTGGAATAATGTTCACCGTATGTTTTGTCAACATAGAGCTTGAACTCCTTGAGGAGTTCTTGCTCATTGTATTTGTAATCAATTGTTTGAACTTTTTTACCGAACATGTTACTAGTATACTCCTAGTACCCTGTTTCGTCAACAGGGTTTTCTGAATTATCTTCAGCATTCAAATCAATTCCAGCATCAATCTTGGAGTAGAGGTCGAGGATACTATTTCTAGTCTCTTCGTCGAACCTTGAAATACACATGGTGATTGACTTGAGTTTGTCATTAAACATTCTGAATGCATTGACAATGTGAACCAATCTTCTAGTCGTAACAACATCATCAATACCACCTTCGTAATATGTTTTTCTGATAATGTCAGCCCAGTCAACAAGCTTCTCAACGAAGTCTGCATCAACGTCACCAGTCAATTCCATTTCTTTTGAAAGGATTGACTTCTCAGTTTTCACTGGTGGATATTCTTGTTGCATTGTGATTGCAAATCTTTCCAACATGGCTTCATTCATGATTTGAGTTCCTATGAACTTTCCATCATCGGAACCTTGTCCTTTAGTGTTTGCAGTTGCAAGGATTGTAAACCCAGCAGTAGGTGAAACCCACTCACCAGTTTTCTTGATTAGGTAACCTTTACCTTCAAGAACTGATTGTAGACACATCAACTTGTTTGAACCAAGGTCAACTTCATCTAATAGAAGAACTGAACCTTTTCTCATTGCTTTGACAACCGGACCTTCTCTGAAGGAAATGTTGCCATTAACAAGTGTGTGACCACCCATTAAATCATCTTCATCAGTTTCAATGGTCACATTGACTCTGAAAAGTTCCCTCTTTAAAGAGGCACATACTTGTTCAATCATTAATGTTTTACCATTACCTGAAAGACCAGTCACAAATACTGGAAAGAATATTCCAGATTTGATTATGTTTTTGACATCTTTAAAATGTCCGAAAGGGACATAATTAGTCATTTTCTCTGGAACAATTTTGACATTGTCTTCGAGTATATTAACCGTCTCTGATTGAGCTGCAACAGGCATGTTGCTAACTGGCATAGATGCCATTGGCATGACAGGTTGTGGTTTCACTGGCATTGGAATGACATTGGTCATTAATGCAGATAAATCAAATACCGATGCATCAGAATTTCTGAATGGGTATTTGGTTGATTTGACCCAATATGGGACAGCACCAACATTCTCTAAATCTTCTTTAGAAAATGCAGTTTGGTCTGGATAGACCGATTGTAAAGTCGCGATAAACTCTTGTCTATCAGGACTCATTCTGAAATCTTTACCATTTACTGATACAGATTCCGTCATAGTTGAATAACTCATATAGTCTCCTTTTCTTTGTTATTATTTCTCATCATTTGGATATGGTATCAAAAAGTGATACGCATTGGCAACCGCCTACTCGCATATTCTTAGAATCCTCTCTAAGTCTTTTTCAATTGATATCATACCTTTTACTTTTTTAGAGTATGTTTCCATTTCTCCGTTGTTAACCCAAAATCTGAATGCTTTGCATTCTACCTTTTCTTCGGCACATTGTTTAAATCTTGGACAATTAAACTTGACGCAAGGACTTGGTCCTACATCCATAACTGCATCTGCAAATTTGGAATACGATGCATCGTAATTGTGGTAATATGCCTGGTCTACTTGTAATGGTTCTCTCATTATGCTATCTCCTTGATAAATTCATTTGTTAAAAATCTTGATGTTGTTTTAGACTTTTGGTTTTTCTTAAAGGCACTTGTTAGTTTACCTTTCTTAGCACCGACCAAGTCTTCATTAAGTTCGTCTTCACCAGAAACA